GACGAACAGGTTCCAGGCCGCCACGACCTGCCCGTCGCCGTTGCCGTGCGCCTTGGGCACCGTGATCTGCGTGTTGCTGTCCGCGACGTTGGCGCCGTTGGCGTACAGCCAGATCGAAATGTTGCGCTCCGACGCGCCCGTGTTGACCAGCTGCGCGCTGAACTGGATGTTGTACACGCCAGTCGCATCGACCGTGATCTGCGTGCCGTCCACGATCGTGACGCCGTGGTCGTTGATCTCGACGATCTCGAACTCCATTGGCGTCGCTTCGTTGACCGACGCGGTCTGGTCGACCAGTGAGCTGAAGGCGCCGTACCACTGCGCGACAAGGTAGGTCTCGTACCCGTCCGGAGCGCGCACACCAATGATCCGCGCGCTGTTGTCAGCGAGCAGCCAGGGCCATGCGGATCCGGAAATGCGGGACATCAGACCTCCACTCCGCTCGGTGAGTTATACCCGCTGAACATGTTGAGGATGTCGCTCGCGGCGTTCGGCTCGCCGCCTGTCTTGACCGTGCCCAGCTTCTGCGCCGCCTCGGCCTGCATCTGTATGCTCGCCATCTGCTGCGCCTGGGCCTCTGCCTCTGCTCGCTGCTGGCGTACGATCGCGACGTCTTCGCTGGACACGATCAGCTCGGGATCCACGCCCAACATGTCCGCATAGGCGTCGGCCCACTTGTCCGGATCGAGCTTGTCGAGCACCTCGGGCCGCATCTGCGCGACCATGCCAAGGCCGCCGACGAAGCGGTCGATGCTGTTGACGCCGATCGCGCGCTGTGCCTGCGCGAGCATCGACACGAACTCGACGTCCAGCTCAACGCCCTGCAGTTCCTCGGGCACGGGAGGCAGAACGCCGGCGGCGAGCATCTTGTAGAACGTCTCGTCGATCAGGGGCTTGAGCAGCTCGTTGTGCAGGCGCTCAAGCACAGGGCCGAGCATCAGCAGCTTCTCTTCGTGGCGCTCTGCGACCTCGGTTGCCGTCATGCGGGTCGTGTCGGATCCCGCCAGCATCAGGAACAGGTCGGCGTAGAACCCGCCGCGCACGCGCTCGCGCACGTCCTGGATGTCCATGAGCAGGTGGTTTAGGTCGAGGCCGACGTTGAACAGGGTCGACACCGCGTTCTGCGCGCCGGGCTGATCGACGTACGTGACGCCGCCCGGCAGGTAGTCGATGTCCCGGCCCTTCATGCCCGCAGGCACCTGCAGCGGGGGCTTGGTCTGGTAGTCGATCGCGTTGGCCTTGCGCAGCTGCTCGTGCTGGAGCTGCTTGATGTCGCCCAGCGTCTCCATGCCCGGGCTGGATCCGTAGATGTCGCCGCCCATCTTGTGCCACCGGGGGCACAGCGCAGGAAACCTGTCGTAGCCGCTCTCGCGCAGGAGCCTGTTGTTGCCGGCGTCGTTGCCTGGCTCGAAATAGATCGACCTGAAAGCCTTGTTCTTCGCGTCGCGCATCCTCGGGTCGCGGTCTACGCGAGGCTCGATGGCGTGGATCACCGGCACCCAGGTCTCCAGCGCGCCGCTGTTGTGCAGGCGCTGCACTGTCTGGCTGCAGTTCTCGTACCCGAACTCGCCGACCAGCTCGCCCACGGTCTTCTCGAACTCGCGGTAGATCGTGTTGACGCGCCCACGGTAGTCGGCGGCGATCGCGAACTCGCCCACCGGGCTGTGGTAGTGGTGGAGCACGGTGTCGAAGTCGTCGAGCATGATCGAGCTGGACGTGCCGAACGCGCCCAGCTCCTCGTAAATCGCATGCAGCGTGAGGTACGTGTTGCTGCGCGCGAAGACGTTGAGCATGCGCGTCTGCACGTCGGCGAGCCAGTTCTTGACGGGGCCGTAGTCCATCAGCTCCGGGTCTGCCAGGGCCAGCCTGAACCACGGTCGCGCCGGTGAGGTCATACCGGACATCATGCCGGCGGACAGCACGCGCAGCGCGCGGGATCCGGTGTTGTCGAAGATCGCGTTGTGCTTCTTGGTGCCCTTGTTGCGGTCGGACTTATAGAACCGGGCCGACCTGGGCATGAGGTAGTCGCTGATCTCGCGCCAGTGCTGGACCCAGCTCGACCGCTCGGTCTGCATGCTGATCCATCGCTGTTGCAGTTTGGCCCGGTGTGCGACGTCCATCCGCTACGACCCCAACAGGCTGGTGCGACCCAGCATGCCCCCGGACACCGGCGCGCCGCCCTGGCCTGTCAGGAAGGTGCCGCCTATGCCGCCGCCACCTGCAGCCCGGTTGCGCGTCATCATGGCTGCGATGTTGGGCGTCTTCTGGTTCGCGCGGTTGAACTCGCGGTCCATCTGGCGCTGCTGCGTCTCCGCCTGGCGCGCTGCCTGCTGCCCGGCGCGCTTCTGCAGCCGGGCTTGCTTTTGCCCACTGTAGATGGTCGTGGCCGTGCTGGCGACAGTGGCTCCGGCGATGATCGCTGCGCTTATGCCCATTACAGCACCTTCGAATACATGATTTCTTGCACCTGGTAGTCGAGCCTCGGCAGCAGCCCGTCGAGCGAGGTGCCCTGCTTGGCGTGCCAGAGCATCAGCTTCGCGCCGGCCTCGCGCGCATGGCGCGCGGTGTCGCGGATCAGGCGCAGGCCCAGCGGCCCGAGGCGGTGCTCGGGCGTCAGGTACAGCACGTCGTTGTGGCACACGATCAGGTCATAGTGCAGGTTGCGCGTTACGATGTTCACGCTGTAGCCGATCAGCTCGTCGCCATCGAACACGCCCAGGGACAGCAGCTTGCCGGCATCTTCAAGGCGCAGGTAGGTCTCGACGTCCGGCGACAGCTGCATGATCTCGGGATAGACCGTCAGCTCCTCGCGATGCGCAGCCAGTAGCGGCCACATCTGGTCGAGGTAGTCGGTCGCGAGGATAGGCCGGATGATCATAGCATGCGCTAATAACAGCCTGCGTCCACGATATGCACACAGCCCTACATAAGGTCGAGCGGGTTGTACTCGCCGCGCTCTCTCTTGCGGTCGGTGCGCTCGAAGAACATCTCGCGCGCGGTCTTCGGCGCCACCGGCGACGCGAACGTCAGCGCCAGTGCGTCGCCCAGGTCGGGGCTGGGCATGCCGCGCGCCTTGAGCTGGTCCTTGCTTTCAAGCACGCGCTTGCCGGCTGCGTTGAAGCTGTAGGTCGGCGCTGCGAGATCCTGCTTCAGGCTCACGTCGTCCGGTATAGCGCCGCCCAGGCGCAGCCAGTTCGCCATCGCCGACCACATCTCGGTGCGCTTGTTGACGTACTGCTCGTCGATCGGCTTGCCTCCGAAGTGAACCTCGATCACGTCGTGGCGCAGCTGGCGCAGCCGGTCGATCACGCCGCTGCCATTGCCTGCGTCGATGAACACTGCGTCAGGCCGCCACTCAGTGATGCGCGCTGCCACGCGCGAGGCTAGGTCCATATTATCGACCCCGCGCAGCACGATCGGCGGCAGGGCGACGAGACCCTGCCTGCTGAAGATCACGCTGCGGTCGTCCCCAAAGCGCGCAGGATCCACGCCGAGGATCCTCGGCGCGTACTGGTACTCGGGCAGAGCGTATTGCCGCTCTGTGGCGTTCTGGACGTCACTGAGGCTGATCAGCTGGTCGTCACCGGCGGCGGCGAAGTCGCACAGGTACTCGCGTGCGAAGGCCTGCTCGTTCATGTCACGCTTGAGACGCTCGACCTCGGCGGGGTCGAGGCTCCCAGTGTCGTACACCGTGTACCTGGCGCTGTGCCAGTCTGGCAGCGACTGCGCGCGGAAGAAGAGTTCGCTAAATAGATTTACCCCATCCGGCGTGCCAATGAACAACGCCCAGCCCTTGCGGTCAGACAGCGCCGGCTGGATGATGTTCGACCACACCTCCGGCTTGATCTGCGCGACCTCGTCGATCACGACGCCGTCGAGGCGCACGCCGCGCATCGCGTCGGGGTTGTCGCCGCCGAACAGGCGCACGACCGCGCCGTTGTGCCGGCAGCGCACCGACAATTCGCTCTCGTTAATCTCGACGGCGCCAGTCTGCACGAGCGGTGCCAGGCGCTGCTTGAGGCGCGCCCAGGCAATCGCCTTGGCCTGCTTGAGGTACGGCGCCACGTAAAAGAAAAGCCCCAGCTCCTGATCGAAGCGTAGGGCCTTGTCGAGCAGTTCCATAATCGCGAGTTCAGTCTTGCCGCCCCGGCGGTGCAGAGCGAGGACTGTAAAGCGTTTGCGGGAGACGTGGCACTCGCGTTGCCACTCGCGAGGGTAATAGGCCAGGCTGACCTGCGTCACACCAAATCGCCGCCCTGCTCGGGCACGCCGGTGAGGACCGTCACGACCATCTCGCCCTCGTGCTGCACCTGTGCGGGTATCAGCTTGCCAGACAGGCGGTAGAACTCGGTCGGGTTGTCTCTAGCCCAGTCGCCAAGCCGGGCGCCTGGCACCTCCTGCAGCTCGTCAAAGGCAGCCTTGAAAGCGTCGCGGACAGATTGCGTGACCTTGTTGACCGCGCCCTTTGGCCGGCCTTTCGGGTTTGAAACCTGTCCTTTCTGGAACGCCATCGGAATTATTTTCGGTTATTGTTAAATTTCAGACCACGCGCTTGCTGGCCGTCAGGCGACCAACGAGACCGACGACCGCTCCGGCCAGTGCGACCACGTTGAGCACGGCCTGCACCATCTCGGCCTGCATGTCCTCAGACACTTGGTAGCCTGCCATGCCGAGGCCCAGGGCGAGCACGGCGACGATCGCACCGATCGTGCCCTTGGACGTGTACCAGGGCTTGGTGTCCGAAGGCACCGGCGCGGCGCGCGCGGGAACAGCGCCGGCAAGCGGCGGGCCGTCGTTGATCAGGAAATCGTTGTCGCCCATGTGCGTCTCCGAGTGCAAGTTCATTTCGCCCTAGCCCAATCCGGACCCTGCGTCAACGCCTGCGATATTTCACGATGTCGCGAATTGTGTAGCGCGACACCTCGAAGACCACGGCCAGGGTTGCGTAGGACCACAGCCCCTCGGCGTACAGCTCCCTGACCAGCTCGACCTCGTCGTCGGTGAGTTTCGCTCGCCAGTGCGGCGCCGGATGCCGGCGCGAGCCATCGGGATTTTCAGCCATCCGTTTACAAGCTCCCACTTGTCACAGTCTTCTGGACGCAATTTTGGCCCCGTCCGCATTTCCGCACTGGCGGCCCCCCTAAAGGGGGGTCGCTGCGCTGCGGAAAAAAAGCGGAACGATAACGCGTTTTTCCGCAATCCGCATTTTTCCGCATTGCGGAAGTGCGTACCCATCTTTTCCACACCTTATCCACGCGTGCTCCTTGGTAATTTCGACGCCATTACACAGACCTGTTCACCGTCCATTCTCACCCACTCGCCCTTGACCAATCCCTCCAAGGCGCGCCTGGCATTCTCCCTGCGGCGGTCCTTGTCGGGGTCGCGAGGCATCTGGTCGATGGCCCTCTGCAGGACCGCCTCGCGGTCTGCACCGTCGCCGGTGAGTTCGTGCATTTCGAGAACTGCACGCCACACCATGACTGGCCACGTGCCACCCGGTTCGCGCGCCTTGCCCTGCGCAGGTGGATCCACATACTCGACGATGCACGACGTGATGGCGTCGCCGTCACTGTCGAAACCGAGGGCAACCTCTCTCAGTACGAAATGCAGACCGAGGCCATCCTCGCCGTCCTTCTGCTTTGAGACGCGCACCTGGCGCTGGTCACCGTCGCGGGTGATCTCGATCTCGCTGTCGGCTGCCGCCTTGATGCCCGACCAGCCGCGCGCGCCGCGCGTCAGGTCTTTGCCGGCGTGGTGGACGAGGAGCATCATGGCGCCGGTGGCGGAGTGCATCGCCCTGATGTGCGACAGGGCCTTGCCCATGTCCTCGGAGCTGTTCTCGTTGGACCCGGGTGTCGTCTGGGCGAGCGTGTCGATGATCACGACGTCGGCGCCGCCCCACGCGTTGACGCGCTCGGACAGGAGCTGGTGATCCTGCAGCAGGAGATTGGGCACGTCGCTGATGACACCGATCTGCACTGTGGCAGGGTCGATCTCGTGCTGCTGGCAGTAAGCGCGAACGCGGTTACGGAAACCTGCCTGGCCCTCTGCGCAGATGTAGACAACACGCCCCTGGCGAACGCGCTTGCCGTTCCACGGGCGGCCCGTGGCGATGTGCATGGCCAGGTCGAGCATGATAAAGGACTTGCCAGCGCCGCTCTCTCCGTAGATGATCCCAAGCCCCGCCCGGGCAATCCAGTGCTTGACGATCCACTCCGGCGGAGACCCGGCGGAGAAGTCGGTCAGGCTGACGATCTCGAAACGCGGGGGCTTGGGCGGCTGCTGAGGCACGACAGTCAGGTCGTCGAAGTCGTCAGCATCGACGCCGCCCGCCTGTCCCATCAGCCACTGCAGCGTGACCATGCGCCCCTGGTAGCGCCCCCAGCTGCGCCAGTGAGGGACGAGGTCATCGCGTGACTTGTACTTCGACCCGGTGGCCGACCACTCGTCCCAGAGATCGAGGCCCCAGCTCGCGCCGGCGCTCTCGTGGTGCAGGGCCGCGCCGACCTTGGCCCAGTCGTTGTAGTCGATGTCGGGGTCGATCCTCGACAGGATCCCCCGTATGCGCTCGGGCGCAGCGCCAGACGGAGCAGCAGTCGCGGCAGGCTCCTGCACAGTCGCCTCTGCCTGCCACAGCTGCAGCAGCGCGTCAGGCAGGACCGGCGGGCAGGACCAGTGGCCGACCTCGCCGAAGATCCACTTGTAAGGCTGCCCG